GTCATGAATACCTTGGTACAACTGCGCCTTAAAACTGGTGGTTTGGGTCTGGATAATTGACATATCAAGTTACCTTCTGACGGAACTGACCAGAACGGTAAGCGTCTTGACGCTCCATACCATCACCCAGACGTTTAGCCAATGCAAGAGCTTCCATGAACTTCTGGTTGTACAACTGCATCATGTCGGTTTCACCCTTCATGTATGTGTAAGCCTCAACCAAAGATGCGTACAAAAGCACGGGGTCAAAGTTATCACCTAACCAAGATGTGAACGGTGCCACAGAAATGCTTGGCGGATAGAAGAAATAGTGCAACTCTGCCCCGTATGCGGCGTCTGGTGTGGGGCCAAGGATGAAAGTTAACTCTGCCGGATTGTCTGAGCGTGGGCCAAACAGTGCGTAATACTTAGGAATCCCCGTATCTGTGGGCTGGGGGTACGCCTGCCGAATAAAGTTAACGTCTTTGTTTAACAAGTACTCGTACTCACCACTGGCGTTAATGATAGCCAATGAATACACCGCCAAAAAATCCGTGGGGCACTGCAGGTACTTGTTGTTTGTTGTGGTTGCGCCTGTCACATTTTGGCGAAGCGACGGGAACTGTACCGAGTTGAATATACGCTGCTCAGCCTGCTCGACGAACACGGGAATATTAGCCACGAAATCTGCTTCCGTGTTCTCCGTGTACGCTTGAATAGCAGCGCTAAGTTCAGCGTAATTCATGCCATTGGGCCTCGTGCCATAGTGCCCTTGGTCGCCGCGCCGTTACCACGAGTGACGATACCGGATGTCTTGGTGGTTTCGTTACCAGCAGCCTTGCTGATGTTGCCAATAGACATGTTAACGGTGTCAGCTTTACTGCGGTTTGGGGGGATGCCGGGGTTTGTAGATGGAACAACAGGCGCACCACTCATGGTGTGGGGTTTGGCGTACGCAGAAGCGGATAGATTGTTTATCTTGGCCATGTTATTTCCCCTGATTCTTAACTTTGGCCATACCGCGACCATACTGCATCATCATCTCATTGGTCTTACCACCCTTGGCAAGTTTTGTAGGCGTTTTGCCACCGGCTCGCATGTTTTTAACTGCAGCATCGGGATGTGCAGACTTCATGCCTTTGGCCATGTGTGATTTAAGTGCTTTCTTTGCGTCCATGTTCGACTCCTTATGTCGTTGTAACCGTAACTGTACCAACAAATGTCGTTGCCACCAAGTAGTTTGGCGTTAGTGCAACATCAAAATTACTTGACCCCCCAACAGGGTTCCACCCCCACTGAACATCTCGAGAACCACCAGTCAAACTACCACTAGCGTTTACACCTGCCGTAACGTACGTTGTGTCCTTGCGCGGGTTGCGCACAGCCTGCGGATCATCTACTGGGTACATACCCAACAACAACTGCGGCTGATCTGGATCAAAACACTGCGGGCACACAAGCAGATTATAAATCTTTGTCTTCTGTATCTCTTTACGTAGTGCCGTCAATTTGAACTGTTGGCCGCACCTATCGCACATGGCGATACTGTTCTTGCCAGAAGCAAACCGATTGCCCATTTACGTACCGCTACCAATAAACTGTTGCCTCGGAACAAAGCGAACCGAAGCTTTCTCACGATCTTCATCGGCGGCCAATTGCCAAGCTTCGTCGTACTGTTGCTTTAAGACCGGTAGGCGCTCAGCGCCATTCTCAATTTTGAGAGCCAAATAATAGGCCAAGCCTGCCACCATACAGGGCAGGAAGCGGAAAGGCACATCCATTGTGCGTACGCCCCCGCCAGCATCATCAATACGGCGCATGCGCCAGTAAACAAACTGATACGTTGTACTGTTGTCTGGGGTTGGCCAGAGGGTCACAGAGGGCAGATTCTGCGTGAATACAGACACGCCCGTTGAGTGTGCTGCGGCAGTTGTGCCGTTCTGCCCACGGAAACAGTTATTAAGCACGTTGCCAGAGATGTAGCCGTACTGCACTGTCTCATTTTCAATCAACAAGAACCCCGTAGCTGGAAGTCCCGCCGCTGAAGTTAGTGTGATTGTTGTATCTGTGGCCGTGATACCGCCGTTAAGCGTGGTGCCAATTGACGAAGTCTGGCCATCCAAACGCTGATACCACACCTGAATCGGGCGGGCTTGTTGCAGTTTGTTGGGGATTGTGGCATAGGTAGAAACACTGATACGCGTAATGGTCAGGTCAGCCTGCGTGGATGCGCTACCCGCGCCCGTGCGAATCACATGCTCAAGTAGATCCACTGTGTCTACGGGCAGTGCGTAGTTGTTTAGACCCGGAGTCAGGTTAATTGTCCCCTGCTCAAACGTCCACATGTTGACACCACGGTTTGCCCAATCAGCAAACATTAAATTCAATGAACGACGGGCAGTACGTAAATCGTAGCCCGTACGCAACTCCGAACCAGCGCGTTCAAATGCTTCCTCAACCAACTCAGTGAGGTCAAGGTTAAACGCTGTGGTTCCTGAAGTGGTCATCTAAATCCTGCCGTTTTCTTTGCAATCGTTTTAGGCTGTGCTACGAATTGTTTACCGGCGGCTTTTCCGGCTCGCTTGGCTTTGGTCGTCGCAGCGTACTCAGCAGGGCTGAGACTTTTGATCGCAGCTTTTGGAAGGTATCGTTCACCAGTGTCAGAAGATTTTTTACCACTTTTGGTTGTCCAATCTTGTTTGCCCCAGTCTTTCAAAGACTGTTGCGGTTTAGCTAATCCACCACCTGCCATTTTCTTACTTGCGCAATGCGCCTTCTGTGAAAACCCCTTGGGGTTGTCGCAATCAATCGACGCTTTGTACTTTTTTGACCATGTCATTTATAGCCACCACCTGCGGCTTTGTAGCGCTTGGCCATTAGCTGAGCCTTACGAGCTGACCACTGGCCTGCACCTGTACCCTGTACTGCAGCAGCTTTTACGCTGTTGAAAATCCGTTTACGTAACTCAGGCTTGGTGTAGTTACCCGCCTCGTTTACCTTGGATTTGACCTTCCCACCCTCTTTGTACTGGGTAAAGTCAGTGTTATCCCGACGAGCCTTCTTCTTACCCTTGGGCATCTTAGAGGGGGAGATGTCCCCCATACCGCGACTGGCCATCATTTTGTACCGCCTTTAACTTTCTTGGCTAAAAACATCTTGTCAACCATCTTTATCCGCTGGGGTTTGGTTGTAACTTTGTTAATAATAGCCAGCCGTTTGGGTTCACTTGCACCGTAAAACCCAGCCTTCTTTAAAGACTTAACTACGTTACCTGTAGGTTTCACGGTTGCCATATCAGCACATCTTTCCGCGGGTCTTGCCTTTAACAGCAATACCGTCTGCACGTTTAGAAGCAGTCATACCGCCTTTAGCGTAGCCCATGTCGCTGATTTTTTTACGAGCAGCAGCATCTTTAGCGTCTTGTTTTGATTCTTGTATAGCATCAAAGTTGGCAGGCTTTTTAACGCCACGAGACTCTCGTTTCATCTCAGCAGCAGCTTCCCGCTGCTCTTTTTCACGGCGCTCATCACCACGTTTGGTCATTTCACGATCTGCTTTACCGACTCCGTACAAGCCCGCAGCAATGCCTGTTGCCCCTGCTGCCTCTTTAAGCAAACTTGTTCCAACACCACCGCTACCACGGCTTTGCTCGTAATCGTTAACGCTACGTTTCATGACGAGCTCCTTAGCAGGCTTTGCCGCCCATTTTCATGCCAATCATCGTGCCTTTGGTTTTGCCTTTTGAAACAACACCGTCAGCGCGTTTGGAGGCAGAGCCGCCATTGGCCATACCGCCTTTTTTCATGCCTTTGCCGTCACCGATAAAAGCGGGTTTACCGTCTTTCATGGGCATACCGCCACCAGCCATTTTCTTAGCAGGAGCACCTTTTTTCTTAGCCATCATTGCCATGAAGCCGGGGTTCATTTTAGAAGCCATAGTATCACCACCTTTTGAAAATTTGCGGCCCTTGTCCGCAGTTGTAAAATCTTTGCCCACAGACTGCGGGACTCCTACTTTCTTAGCAAACGATGGGTTGTTAGCCACCGCAGCCATGAAATTGTGTTGTTTCTTACTCGTTGTCGGCATCATCTGCCTTCTTGCGTTTAGTCATTTCACGAACAGTATCAGACTCCCAGATGCGAAGCCCAAGATAAATGATCGTGAACAGAGAAGCCAAAGGCGGAAGCCACGTAGCCATGACGCCAACAGTTGTTAAAACTGCTGCGCCATCTGCGACTGCTTTAGCTGTGTCGTGCTGAGTCATACCATCCGCCCTTTTGTCTTGCCTTTTGTAGCGCAGCCATCAGCCGCAGTTACATAGCCCCCATCCTTACAGTTCCACGCTCTCAAAGACTTATTGATCCTTGAATCCGGGTCGTTGGCTGTCTTTGCGCTGGTCAGCTTCGCTTTCATCCCCTTCATGCGGGCGCAGAAAGAGTCGCGCCGTGAGCCGCCCTCGGGTTGAGGACGCTTCAATCCGGGTTTCCCGGGGTTGGCCGCGTTGTACGAGGCCCGTCCCTTGGCGTTCAAGCCACCCTTCTCGGATTTGCCCTCTTTGCGTTGCCATGCTGGAGATTTAGCCATAAAACACCGTTGCTGTTACAGAACCGCCAACACCTACAAACATACCGTTTTTACAGTATATGCCTTCACCGGGAATTAGCACCGGTAAACCAACAATGTTAAATGTGTCAAGCTCTAACAAGATACTACTATAAAACGTTATGGCTCCGCTAGTTGCAGTGCTCGCTGCAGTTGTTACCGTAAAGACGTTTGCGTTTGTTACAGTCACCGCATAGACCCCGTCCACTGCCGTACCAGTAGTAAAGTCCATAAAGACTCTATCGCCTGTAGTCAGGCCGTGAGCCGTAATGGTGACGGTAACTGTAGTGCTTGCCGCAAGCCTAGCGTATGTGCCTGTCTTAAAAATTGTGGGATCAGCCACTGCCATATTACGTACAGACGCTGAAGCTGGGGACACCGTAATAGATTTAAGCCGAACGGCATAATCCGTCACTGTTTTAGACGTTGTTACGTGGGAGGACTTAACGTCATATTGCATTGCCATGATGCCGTCCTATCCGTAAAATATGGTCGTTGTTACCGTGGCAGACGGGAGGAACGTATAAATTCCTACAGAGGCTAATACGCCTTCGCCGGGGATAAGGGTATAAAACGCTGTTCCCGTAGCGCAATCAATTTCAGCTAATACGTCTTGGTACATTGTCACATTACCGCTGGTGGTTAACACGGCTGTAGTCACAGTAAACGTGTTAGTTGCCGCAGTTACAACGGTATAAACGTCTGGAACTGCTGAACCTGTAGTGAAATTAAGCACCACCCTGTCACCCACAGCCAACCCGTGATTAGCGTACGTTACTGTACAAACAGTAGTTCCGGGAATGTTATACGTAGCTGACTCTGGAACATTGTTGGCAAATGCGACGTTCAACGTAGAAGTAGCCGAAGGGGAGATTACCATCCCTTTCAAACGCGTGCGATAAGGAACAGCCACGCCTGATACTGTGTTGTGATACGACTTTACGTCATACTGCATCGTCATGTTGTTGC